CATCTGGGCCACCATCTCATCGGTTGCCGCTGCCAGATTGTCTGCTTCTTCTTGTGCGTCCTGGAGGCTTTTAGTAATGAAGCCGATTCCCGCGGCGGCGGCGAGGCCGGCCGCTGCACCTGCCGGTCCAAACCCGCTAAACATTGACGCGGCCGCGCCTTGAAACCCGTCAACGATGGACTCGGCGGATCCGTCAAAGCTTGAGGCGAGCGCCTCCGCTTCTTGGGTGCCGACCTCCTGCATTTTCTTTGTTGCTTCGCCGCCGTCCTTTTCCATCTTTTGGAAAGACTTGCCCACGTCTTTTTGCATATCGCGGGCTTCTTTTTTTGTCTCTCGTGCCATGTCCGCAAAGCTGCGCTCCAGCTTGTCTGAAGCGTCGTCGCCGTCTTTTCCGACGTCGTCAAGCGCGTCGCTTACTTTGTCGAGGGCGTCCTCAATATCGCCCATTCCTCTTTTGACGTCGCTCGTGTCCGTGGTGAGATCCAGGCGTGCGCCGGCTACCATTAGCGGCGTCCTTCCACTAGGTCAAAGAGAGTACGGACCGAAGTCTGTACCCATAGGGAGAGGATCCGGGGGACCGCTTTTCGTGCGGCGGGATAGAATAGATAGCCTTTTTTGCGGCGAAAGTCCAGCTGGGCAAAGACGTTTCTTACTTGGGTGTATTGGGTGCCGGCGCCGTTAGTGAAGCTCACGGTCGCCTTGTTTGCGGTAGCACCAAACTCGAGTCCTTGCCAGTTAGTCTTCCCGGAAAGGCCACCCGATAGAGGTTGCCCGGTGGTCGCCGCTGTCAGAGTCACTCCCCTATTGCCCACTGTGACCTTCGCTGTCTTTGCTATCAGTTTGATTCGTGCCTTCTGAGTTTTCCCTCCGGTAGCGTTGGAGGTCTCGAGTATCTGCTGCTTCCAGATTGTTGTGATTGTGTCCTTGCTTGCCTTGTTGATTGCTTTGCGTATTTCCGGCTCGGCCTCCCTCAAGGTGAGGACCAAAAGCTGGATCTCCCTCGAGGCGAGAGCGGAGACGTGCAACACGTTAGGCCTCGACGAGTGCGGGATAACCTTTGACAGGGAGGGTGACGGTCGTCGTCGCGTGGGACCTGGTTGTCCCACCGACGGACCCGGGGACAATGTGCAAGTCCATCGTGAACGAGGGTCCGCTGCCAGACTTAGGCTTAAGCGTTGTCGCTATGGTGGAGCCTTGGTTAGCGAACAAGAATCGGGCGAGGGAGGTCGCTGAGTCCCAGTCCTGAACGAAAGCTACCGTGAGAGCCCAGTCGGTCGACGACGCCGGGAAGTTGTCGTCTGGCTTGAGACCGTGAAAAACGGTTGTGCTTGTGTTGGGTTCGAGTGTGGCCTGGGATGCGGCCGGCGCGTAATCGTCGCCGTCGATGGTAAGAATTACGTCGTCAAAATAGAGGGGGGTTGGGGTGATTATTGCCATAAGGGGGTTCTCCTGTTTCCTAGTCGAGTTGGATGGTTGCGAGGGTCGTGATTTCGTATCCCATGTGACGCTCCTGGTGGACCACCTTGGTCGCCTTGGTCCAGGTAAGGCCGGCTAGGGTGCCGATGGCGTTAAGCGTGACCACTAGTAGGTCGTCGAGTGCGTTTTCGGCTGCCACAGGGTCTGTGTGCTCGGAGAGGACGATGACGGCAAACGACGCCGATATGTAGGACAGCGGGGCGATGAGGGAGGGCTCCAGGTCGCGCTGTGACATGACGACCGTAGGGCGAGACAGCGCGTTGAGGGAGCGCTCGTCGTCGATGAAGGTCCACTTTGTGGGAAGTGCTGCACGCAGCTGCGCCGCCGCCTCTTTGCGGAATGAACTCATCCGACGACCGGCGTCCCACGGCGAGGCCTAATCATCTGTTTTATCTGCCAGTCCAGAGGGAAAGGTCGGATTTGGAAGGTGTCGCTCCCAATGTCGCCGGATCCAGAGTCGACGAGGGATCCGTTGTACACGTTCTTTGCCTGCGCAACCTGTGCAAGACGGTAAGGCAAAGGGACCGGCGCGGCCCCTGCCAATACGGGCGCGTACTCGATGACCTGATTCTTCGCAAGCTGGAGGAGGTCATGAAGGATGGGGTCGTCGATAGCGCGGGCATCGACCCACTGGTTTCGCGCGAGTGCCAGGGTTGCCCATTGTGCACTCGTGGCGTCTACGACTAGGCGGATAGGGTCACCCTGCTGGATTCCTACGCCTCCCTCGTTGGGCGTGTGATCGATGACGACGGTCAGCGTGTATATACCCTCCTGCGTAAACACAGAGGCGAGCGGAAAAGTGACCTCAATTTCTTGCTCGTCGACCGTGGCGGTTAGCGTCGTTATTTCGTCGCCGGAGGGGTCGGTCATCAGGACGACCACGTCGTCAAGAGGCTCGAGGGTGATGGGTTCGCCATTGAGGGAAGGGGACACGATAAGCGCTGCCGCAGGGATATCTCCCATATAGAAGTACGTCATCGGATCCCCTCCTCTCGTGGTGCGTGGTTAGGCTTAGTTGATGATACGAGCGAGCCCTGCGGGGTCGTCGATCCTCGCTGCGCAGTAGCCAAAGACTGCCTCGTCCACTCCACCCTTCACGATGTCCAGAGCGTTGACACGGATGGGAGACCCGGCAAGCTCGTGAACTTTGATTGCGTCGCGGTTCCCAACGAGGACGTCTCCGGCGTCGAGGGTCGCGCTGGGGATGATACGGAAACCGGTAAGATCTCCTTCTTCCAGTCCCAGGCTCATATTCAGAAACTCGAGCGCGTTATTCGTCTGGATAAGTGCCAGTTCGCGGTAGACATCGGAGGCGACAATCGCGAACGTGGGGAGGGCGTCTGCGTTCTCAATAATAGCGAGCGCACCTTCCACTAGTTTCACCAGGGCGGGCGAGATACCTGCGGGGACGGTCCCTACTGCTGTGCCAGCGCCTGCCGCTGTGAGTGCGGCCTCGAGGACGTACAGGTCGGACTGCCTCGCGTAGGAGTCGACCGCGTAGCCAAGCATCGAGGCAATGACGTCGACCTGGCCAAAGTCGACGAACTCGCGCGCGATATCCCAAGCGCCGGCGAAACGCTGGAGAGGTACGGTGAACGACTCGGCGACAGGTGCGTTGCTTGGGACGTCGGACTTGTTACCTGACCAGGTGGCGACGATGGGCTTGGTGGTGAATCTCCATCCGATGACGCTGGTGGAAGTGAGCTCTGCGGAGGCCAGGTTGGGAATAATTTTGCGTTGGAAGCGTCGGCCGCTCCACAGTTCTCCGACGTACTGGGGGACAACGGTTGCGGTGCCTACTTGACCGGACCCCGTAATGTTGACGTCTTCTAGCGCTGCCATGAGGCGAGAATCGCGGGTCCGGTGGGCGGAGGCGATCATCTGGAAAATATCGCTTGCTTTGAGAGACGATGGTTGAGGGGCTGCGCGTCGTGGGTTGCGCAAAGCGGCGGGGACTGTTGCCGCTGCGAGGGGTGTGATCATATCTGGTGCCTCCGGTTCTTCTGGGTTGGGTTCTACGTCTAACTCGATGGGGGAAAGGGTAATGATTTCTTCGATGGTGACGACACCGTCGAGGGCCGTCTTAGTCCGAGAGATTGTGCGATTCCATACGTTACCGTCTTCGTCGGTGTACTCGTCGACGGTGAGTTCTGGCATGAGGGGAAGATCGGCGGGCTGCTGTTCTCCCAGTTCTTCGTCGATACGGTCGAGGATTTCTTCGTCGACGGTGTCTGCTGCTGCGAGTCGTGCGCTAGGGAAGGCTCCCTTGTCAACGAAGGCTGCGCCGGTGAGGGTGCCTGCGATCGCTTTGCCTGCTTTGATTACCATATTTTTTACCTCCGCTGATAGTGATTTGAGTCGACCTGTTTTGGCGCCTTGCTCGATTTCTGCGAGCAGTGCGTCTCCCTCGGGGTTGCGACCAATTTGGAAACTAGCGACGATGCCGGCGCTCGTTTCTGTGGTGGTCAAAAATCGTGCCACCGGCTCGTACTGGTCGTGTTCGAGGTTTGCTTGGAGGACGCTAACGTCGTCCGGGATGGTGATAATTCCAGGGCCGGCAATAGTGAACCGGCCAAGGTTAGTGCGTCCTACCTCCCCAAAAGGCAGAAGTAGTCCTGTGACAACGCGATCGGCGAGGGATGCGCTGAGAGAACCCGCTTCTATATAGGCGATAACCATTGTTTAGTCCTCTGTATAGGGAGCGGTTTGCCCGCCCGGCTGGGTAGGGTTTGCATCGAACTCGAAACGTATACGACGGCCGCGAGCGGTCACGTCGTCCATGCTTAGGCGAGACTCCATCGGCTCGGTCCAATAGGGGAGCCGGTCGGTAAGATCCTTTTCTTTGCCCTCTTGGGTTTGGTAGTTCAGTGACGCCTTGGGGAGTGCTGCGTCGAGCAAAGAGCTTGGAAGGTTGAGAAAGTTTGCGACGTCTAGCTTGACCGCGTTGCGAGCTTCAATCATGAGGTCGGAGGCGGTGTCACCCTCAAAAGTGACGTCGAGGGAGTAGGGGACGAACATGACCGCGCCGTCTGGATCTCGGCGGGCTTGAGATATAGCCTTCACATATTTGGTCGCCTCCGCCTGATCCATCCCGTTGTCTTCCTTCTCTTTGAGGACGATTGCGGGCGACGGTGTGCGAGCCCTCCCTGCCATTGAGGCCTCAAGGTCGACTGCTGCTCTGATGCTTTTGGCGGCGACGTTGAGGAGTCCCTCGAAAGGTCCGGGAAGGTAGAGGACTTGGTCCTTATCGGCTGGCGTGTCGCCCACCACTATGAGGTTCTCCGTGTTTATACTCCATCGGTCGCGCGGTATTCGGACGGCGTCCGTGATTTGGTCTCGAGCACCGCGCTCGACAGCCCACAAAGAATCCCCGTAAAAAATCCAGTCGTCGAAGGTGTGCGCCATGCGGTGCCACAATGACACGTCGGTGTTCGTCCGGTATAGCCAGGAGGGTTGAGGCTTTGCTAGTTCTCGACCTTGGAGCTCCCGCAGGGGCCGTCCTGCGAGAGCCCCAAGGAGTAGGCCACGGCCACCGACGATTGAGGGGACACTCATAGCTTCGATGCGAGTGACAGGGACGGAGTCGGTGCCGAAGATATCGTTCCAGACGAATTTCTGGAGTTGTCCGTCGGAGAAGGGTGTAACGATCCCCGTTGTTGCCATCGCGTTAGGGAGGGAGGACGGCGCTATTTCTGCGCGTTGCCGCGCGTTGCGAAACATGTCCAAGACAGCCATACCTATAGTGTCCCCCAAACCTCTGACACTTTACGTCCCCGGCGTGTCGCGCTGTATATGATTGCGTACCCTTGGGTATGTCCACTAGGGACTTGATGCACGTCATGCTCGTGGGCGAGGGATGCGCGGGCGGCAGCGTTGAGGTTAGGATAGCAGGCCGCCCATACGTCTTTACACTCGTCGCACGTAATTACGACTGATGTTTCCGACTTGTCAAAGTGAATCATCCGACAATAATCCCGGCCGGTTTCGCTGTGGGGCTCTTGGAAAAATACTGGTCCCAGTTGCGTAGCGCTCTCGTCGCTGCGTCTAAGGAGGTGATGTCGTCGCCTGGTGTGAGGGTCGTCCACAACCATTGACCGTGGTCGCCTCGTATCTCTCTCTTGCCTGCCTTGACCACTGCCTCGTTGAGCGATATTTGGTCGAAGTGGTAAAGGGTTCCCCGGTCCAAGTCTCGCAGTAGTTGGATGCACCCTGCGGCGGTCTCTCTGTAGGTCTGCATTTTCAGCCGCACTCGAGGCTGGAGGGGTGCGCACTCCACCGCCGTCGCCTTCCCTTCGCCTATGTCGTCATAGGCGACGGTCGAGCCTCGATACGTTTGGGTGAGCTCCTGCATCCTCTTTGGCAACCATGCGGTCCCTTGTCGATGCTCCACCACTTCGACGTATGCTGCGCCGGCGCGGTCGCGCCACGCTGCCACGATTGAGGCGACCGATCCGCCCGGCTTGATAGCTAAGCCGAAAGCAACCTTGACCGGCTTAGCCTTCTTCGTCTTCAGTGTTGCGTGAGTCCACTGCTCTGGCTTGACCGCGGTGATCCCGAAAGTCTCCGGCCACATGGACAGGTACTCGCGGGCCCACTGCGGTTTCGACATGGAGCGGTAATTCTTCAGCATCTTGTCCATCGTCGTCAGGGTGCCAATACCAGGGTGGACGGTTCGCAACAACGCCATCGCCTCGGACTCTATTTCGATAATCTCCCACGGTGTGTCTTCAGGTGCTGCATAGTCCAGGATGCCGACCGTCGGATCCATGTCGCGGCCGCGGGTGAGGTAGTCCCAGAATATGCCGGTCCGCATTTCGCCGGCGGTGCCTGAAAGGATGAGGGCCGCGCCCACCTTCGTGTCTTGCAGTGGGAGGATAGCTGCGAGCAAGTCCTCGCCGTCGGCCGGGAGAATCTCCTGCGCCTCGTCAATCCAGGACACGTCGGCCGCCTCGCCTCGGTATGACGACGCCTCCGGCCTGAGCACTATAAAACTGGAGCCATTCGCCCATTCGATGCGCTGGTTAGCTGCGCCTCTCAGTATGCGGAAACCTCGGTCCGCGTTCGCTGTAGGGTCAT